AATTTCATCTTTAAAAGATATTCCTAAATTTTTAATTCTTAAAGCTAAGACGGTTTTATCCACCTCTTCTCCATTGAGAAGCATAGTCTTCATTACAGAAAAGATCGTAGAGTGAACCTCTGAGAAGAAATCTTTTTCGCTTATAAATCTCTCTAGGTCTGCAAAACACGTGGGTGTTTTAATAATCCCTCCTAGAACATGTTTTTCTGTGCGTAGATCATAAACTGCCATAAAAACCATTATAGCATAGTCTTACGTAAGATGTCAATCTATTTCTATATTGAATTCTTCAGCTATCCAATCCACAGAGAGCTTAGTCATATCTTTTTGTTCTATCTCAATAAGCTGGTAATCGTTGCTTTCTAACCATTCTGTTTTTATCCAATCTCTCTTGATTGATTTTAAATAGTTAGCCTTGTTTTTGTGAAAATGTTCTACGTATTCCGTGTGTTGTCTGCCGTTAACTTCAATAGCAATCTTCTTTGTTGCATTTAAAAAATCAACCCTCTGTAAAGTTCCATATACAGGAAATTCTTCAAAACAAATTTGGTGGCACCAAAGGGGTCTGAGGAACTGCTTTACATTAAATTGAAATTGAGACTTGGATTTTTTATCCCAATCTATTATGTAATTGGTAACGGTTTTATTTACTTCTCTTCCGTTTATATTTTTAAGTCTTAGTTTCATGACCCGCTGTATACCTCTTTGAATCTGTTAAACCACAGGTCTGTAAATTTTTGATTCTCTTCTAGGAAATCGAAGACTTTTTGTCTTCCTTGAAACTGCTCTGGACAGTCTATTCCTTCTTGTTCCATTTCTTCTTTTACTGATTCGTTTACTTTTATCCACGCGCCCTTTTTTTCTAGCATACCATTTTCGAGTAAAAGGTCTAATACTTCGTACTCTCTCCATATGCTCTTGCCTCCTTTGCGCCCGTATCTAACGGGATATGATATAGATAAATTAGTTTTTTCGTTGGGGGATTTTTTAATAGTAACCTTAGCATAATGTCCTAAGATTTTATTGCTACTTATGTCTGGTCGTTGATCTGGCTTTTCTAAAATTAAATCCTTTTGAAATCTAGCTTCAAATTCGAATATAAAATTAGCATAGTGAAGTAATGCGTTACCGCCGCTGGCAGAGGTCTGTCTTACGGGGCGCTTAGCATAGGGGTCAATGGCGATTGCTTCTCTCACTTGGGAAATCAATATTGCCGTGTGACCGAATTTAGTCATAGCTAGTGCTACCTTTTTCATAAAGGTTGAGCTAATTGTTGCGCCCCCCGATACCTTAGCCGCTTCGCTTAAATCTTTTTCCATGTCTGCTCTTAAAATTAAAGCGTCCATAGAATCAATTAAAAATAAATATCGTTTTCCTTCTTTGTTTTCTTTAATAAGCATCTTCATGAGATCGAATACAGATTCGTAAATATTAGATTCATAAACAAAGCATGACCCATCATTCCATTCTTCTGCATCATACACAAACTCAACTCCCGTACGCTCCTTCATGTCAGGAGTAAGTCTTCCCTCTGCTTGAAAGTACACTGCTCTTGAATTAGGCGTGTCTTTTAGAAAGTGCTTCATTATTTGAAAAGCTTCGGATGTTTTGCCTCCTTCGTTCATTCCGCAAAAGCGGTGTAGCCCCGGCATAAGGCCACCTCCTGTGTGGATATCGAGCAGCAAGCTACCCGTGGATATCCTATAATAAACTTCCTCGCAAAAGTTGTAATGTTCACTCTTCCTTTGTTTTAGGAAGGATTTCAAATTTTCATTGGTTCCTGCTTCTTCTACTACTTTCTTTTTTCTAGCCATTTTTATTCCTTATAAATTCTAAAATATTTTTTGGTTTCTTAATTACCTTAACGTCCTTACCTATTACGGAGGAAGATAAATCTTCTGAATCTTTGGTTTCAAATTTGACGTTTTTAAGGCGTTGAAAAATCGAATAAGATTCTTTTAATATGGTATGCCCAAATCCAGATGAGAAGCAATAGGCTAAACTATCAGGTTTAAATTGAAAGTACTCCGGAACTTGCGGCCAAAAACCTAAGTCTGGAAATTTTTTTAAAAGTTTTGTTGCCATCTTTGTCTCTTTTGGCCAAGAACAATTTTCTGGGTCACTTATAACGCACCATATTAAATATTGCTGCCTCGATCTAATATAAGCTTTCTTTCCGTTCTTCTTAAAGAACTTGTGGTTTTTAAAATTAAAATTTTTCATTTAAAATAATGAATCCATACATTGACCATTACCTACTGGCGTTACGTCATCGGTGGAGGCAATTGTTTTGTGTAGCCATCGTATATTACTATTATTCCATGAGTCTTCAATGAGGAGGTGACCTCTATTTTCTGTTAGGCATTTTTCTAGGAACGAGTAGTCTCCGCCGTCGTGGCTAGGAAATTCTATAAGGTTTCCGTCGCGTTGATAAGCGAAGTCTACACTCATTATAAAGCCTATCATAGTAACCTCCCCTTTCCTTAGGGCCTTATGTTTATTAAGGAAAACATTGTTGGGCGGAACCATTCTTCCTCCTAAATTTACTTGAAAAAATATCACTTTTTTGTCTGCCAAAAAATCAACTGCCAGAGAAAGAGAATTATGGTTTATATAATGATCATCATCATCCATCACGCAAAACAAGCTATCTTTAGGAAGAGATTTTAAAGCTATATTCAGGTAGCCCTCATAATGAGAGAAGTCTTTCGATGATATTGAAATAACCTTATCTACAGATTGGTATTGATAAACGTAATTATTATCATTATTATCATCAACTAAAACTATATGTTTTATATTTGGGTAGTCTTGGCGTTGGATACTCTTTATACATTTGTCAAAGAACTTCGGCCTCCCTGAGGTTCTAGTTAATATGTATAGAGTTTTCATTAAGGTCATATTCTACCATCTTTTTAACTAAATTGTCAAATGAATTTTTAGGTGACCAGCCTAATTCTTTTCTTATCGGTGTTGAATCTCCCATTAATAAGTCTACTTCAGCGGGGCGGAAAAACTCTGGGTTTATTTTAACTAATGTTACCCATTTACCTTTATCTTCATAACCGAAGGTTTCTTCTAGACCCTCCCCTCGCCAAAAGCCGACAATTTCAGCGTGTCGAAACGCGCGTTCTACAAACTCTCTTATCGAATGAGTTTCTCCACTGGAAAGTATATAGTCCTTTGGTTCTTTTTGATTTACCATCATCCAAACCCCTTCTACGAAGTCTTCGCTATCGCTCCAATCTCTTTTGGCATCCAAGTTTCCTAGTTCAATTGGATAAATATTACTTTGATGACCAGATTCTGCGTGTCTTATTATTTCTTTTTTAAGTCTAGCAACCCCCTTGGTGATTTTTCTAGTTACAAACTCCTCGCCTCTCTTCGTTCCTTCATGATTAAAAAGGATTCCGTGTACCGCAAAAAGACCATGAGACTCACGGAAAACTTTTACTAGATGACGAGCAGCAGCCTTAGACGCTCCGTAGGGGCTTCTCGGTTTTATGGGATGCTTGATATCTTGGGGAGAGTAATCTACGTTCCCCCATTCTTCACTACTGCCTGCGCTATAGAATCGGCATTCTGGCCAAAATTTTCGTATCGCGCTCATGCAGCGTAGTACCCCCAAACAATTTACATCCATCACTTGCTCCGGCATATCCCAACTCACGCCAACGAAAGAATTGGCAGCAAAATTAATGAAGTAATCAGGTTTATGGATTTCCACAAGCCCATCGATACTAACATCATCAGTCAAGTCTCCGTAAACAAATTCAAAATTAGGATGATTTCTAAACTTCTTCGTGTTAACTAAATTGGGATTTGAACTTCTACGCATCATACCTAGGACATGATAGTCCTCCTTAAGGGAAAGGACGTATTCTGCCATATTGGCTCCATCTTGCCCTAGAATTCCTGTGATTAAAACTGTTTTCATATTGCGAATTGTTTGTCTTGAACTAGATCTAAATATTTATCTGACCAGTGTGGATAAATGTCTCCGTTAAAAGCTCTTTCTAAATTGTCGTAAGTAAGAAGTTTGACGAGATCTCCATCCTCATCTTCATGTAGGTGGACATTTTGTGGATAAAGCCAATCAATGTCTGGCAAATTATAATCTTTCAAACATGGTAGAAACAATTTGTCAGCAGGTGGAAAATTTAATATGATTATGGATTTTACATTTAACGCAGCAGCGAGATGCATTACCCCGCTATGAATTCCTAAGAAGTAATCGCAGCTAGCCATTTCTTCTAAAGATTTATCTATTGTTAGACCACATTTATCTTCAACATTTTCAAATTGAAAGGATGTCTTTCCTATTTCTACAAAATTATAGTCATTAGATTTATCGTTAATAAATTTTTGTATAGTATCCTTATGCTCTGGGTAAAGTTCTCTAGCTCTTGGGTGTATGTTGGCTTTTTGAGCAAACGCTTCGGCACCGGGCTCAAAATTAATCGCAACCTTAGGTTTAGATTTCTTTTCACATTCAAAATGTAGATCTGGTTTGGGCTTAATATCTATTTCGAAGCCGCAAGCTTTCTGTATCCTTTGAAAAAAATGTCCTGCGCCGAAGTTAAAAAAAGATTGAAAATTTTCAACCCGTATTAAGTTTAAGTCTTTATCTAGTACCTCTGCGTCTTTATTGTATTTACTGAGTAAATCAAAATACTCTGTATTGGGACTATGAATGCACGAGTTGAACCCGTGCTCTTTTAAAAATTTAGGCAAATGAAAAACGGATAGTATATCCCCTAATCCTTGATTTGAGTTCAGAAAAACACAGTTATCTGGCACAAAAAGAGCAACCCCGTCTGGAACTTTCTCCTTTTGAGTGTTCAATAAGTCGTCGTTTTTCTTATAAAAATTAGTAATTTTATCTGGATTAGTCATTATTTATGAGACAGTAAAAGGGAAAATATATTTAAAAATGTGTAATATTTAATGAAAGGGTTGCAGGAAAAAAGAGTGAACAAACGCCATAATTCAGATCATGATGCATTTATAGTATTAATTTTATCAGTAATTATTTGCGCTTTGCACTTATACAAACAGAAGATGGAAGAGAATGAGGCACAAACTCAAAACAAAATTGAAATCTTCCAACCCTCCTCCACCGGATTTACATCTTCCGACTAGAGGTCAGGTGGAGAACGCGTTTCAAACGCTAAGTAAAAAGTCGGGAAGAGCTAAGTTCCATGAAGGGAAAAAGTTTGAAAGAGTATTTAAGATAGTATATTTAAGCGTAACAATTGGTTTAATATTCTTATTCTTTCTTGGAATGGCGACTCTAGAAAGGTGTTCATGAAAAATATATGGAATAAGATTAAAACTTGTTGGGTAAATTTTTACAATGGGTTCTGGCCTTGGGTTAATAAACATGAAAAATGCTTGTACACATTACTTGTGACTTCTTTAATTGCTTTGGCAATTATTTCTTACCAGAGCATTTCTCATACTAATGATTACAGGCAATGGAAGAAAGAAAAAGCATTGCTTGTGCAAGATTTAAGAATAGCTAACGAGATTATCACTATACAGGGAGAGATAATAAGAAAATCTGAAGCTATAATTCGGGAAAAAGATCAAATGATTATTGGGCAACAGACAGTTATTGGGCAAGCTAAGCAAATCATTCGGTCTCAAGAACAGGTTATTAAAGATCTAGTGGAAAAGTTGCAGAATATGATTCCTCCTCCTCCTAATAGGTCGTGGGCGATATATGAAGATAATTAAACTAAATAAAAATGCTCATTGGTGGAAGGGAACGCGAGCCACATGGGCTTATGAAGATGTAAACGGTCAGTGGTGGCTGTATAAGAATCATAGTAGCAAAAAGGGCTCAGGTGTGAAAGTAAAGAAGGATCTATCAGAGAAGTCTACGAGAATGTCTTGGAAAGTATATCTAAGCATATCGTTAGCTAGTGCCACTGGCGTACTTCTTGCATTTTTAATTGCGAGGTTTTTACTGCTATGAAGTGTATTAAAATTATTTCTAAATTCTTTTCTATCTCCCTTGCTCTTCTTCCTCTTGTTTTCTTTTCTAGCTGTGGTATATTAAACCCTCCAGCTAAAACTGTCGATGGTTATTACTCTAAGCATTATACCTGCTGCGGGCCAACGGCGTTACGAAGAGCTTTCGAGGCATTCTATAGGGAAAATGGCATAGTTTTCAAAAAGGGGGTATCTTCTGAAGAGATAAGTCGATCTATTCAAGATAGCGGTAATAAGGGCAGGACGGCATTATCTATATTTAATAGAAACGCGGTGTGTATAACTTGGCCATCTGAAATTAAAAATATAGCAAAAGAATACGGCTTTGTTCCTGTGAAATTAAACGATATAAATAAATTAAAAGAAGGGGACATCGCAGTAGTATTGATTAAGGGTAAGACTTTAAAAGGAGAGTGGCATTGGATGTGCTTTCCTTATCATGATGTAGAGACTATAAAAAAATGGTACGGTAAAAATACCGTAGTGAAAGATGTCTACTTATTGAAATGGGCTAATTAAGGAGCGCCCTAAACTCCCTGTAATTTTCCCAAGTAGATATGTCAGTTATTCTAATGTCGTGAAATCCAAATTGATCGCTCCATGGGTATGGATGCGCCCAGTTGTGCTCTAAGGAAAACTTTTTTGCAAGATCTTGAGGAGCAAATTTCATACCTTTGTTTTCTAAATACTGTTCGTAGTATCTGCATATCAAATGATCTTCTGCTACTAGTTGGGCTGGTAAGGCATCATCATTTGGCGTAAATGTACCGTCTTCATGAGTGGTTCCGAACTCTTGAAAAATCCCCCCGTGATGGGTTCGTAAAAATTCAAACGGGTCCATGGGTTGAATCTTAGAACATAGTTCCATTAGCTTTTTGGATCTCAATGAGAATCCGCCATTACCTACTTTCCCATCAAACCAAGGTGAGCCTACATAATCATAATTTAAAAAGTCCTGATCCCAACTGCTACTGTTTAATATAAAACCATCCCACTGGAAAATTATCATAAATTCAGTGGATATATAATTATGTATATCATGAAATATAAAGGCGGAGTATTCTGCTGTGTTGTGGATCTTGCCTATTTCTATTCGGTCTTTGTGGTCGAAGTCTAAGTGGGATAAGAGTTTTACTTCTCCGAATTCTATATCTTTACAGCATTGTTCTGCCGCGAATAAGAACTTGGATAAGTTTTCTTCTACACCTTCAACTCCCACCAATGTAACATTGGGGAGGCTTAATTTCATAACAGATTATTTTTTTAGATTGTCTATCTTCTCTTCTAGACGATCAAATCTGTCATTCATTCGTTCTGAAAACATTTTGAAGTCTTCTTTGCTAACGTATTTTTCTGGTAGCGATAGGGCTAGGTCGGTATATTTCGTGCTGATCTTCTCGACGTCTTCGTGATGTTTCATCATTAAACCGTTATGTTCATCTTTAATTTCATTAATGTGTCCGAGAAGCATTTTGAACACCCACCCACCCATTAATGTAACTACGCCCACAGCTATGTTAACAAGAATTTGGTAATCCATACTATTATTTACACTAAGCTTTTACGTTTATAAAGAAATAATTATATGTTTTTCGAACTCCTTAAGATCGCATCGAGTAAGTATGTCCGCTAATAATTTAGAAAGTATATCTTGAGGTTTGAATCCTTCGCTCTCTGCCCATATCCATTTTTGAACATTCACTTTGTATCCGTCAATTTTACCGTTTTTACTTACTCCGATGAGCCCCACTCTGTCTTCGTTGGTTATTATAAATAAATCTTCAGAAACAGTCGGCGTAACTAAAAGAGTTTGTTTATTTTCTTTAGCTAAAACTTTGAGATCTACGATACTATCAATAAGCTTACCTATATATTCGTACTTCGGTCCTTTGGCATTCACATATATGTTTACACTTATAGAAAAGAAACCCTTTCCTCCTAAGAGAGAAAAGGGCCATTTTTTATTTTTATATAAGCGATTTTAGCTATTATGAGCTCTAAGAAGGCGAATACCCCCAATTGCCCAAGCTAACCAAGTTACGGCGACCAACGGGCATACAATTCCAGATTGGAGAAGTAGGCCAAATCCCAAAAGGGACACTGCGGTCCATGAATCATAACTTTTTAAGTGCTTCAATAGTAATGCTTTCATAATCAAAAAACTCCTACTCAAACAGGAGCTAGGAGTTGTCTAATATTACACTTTGCCGTTGAGGAAAAAGTATTTTTTTATTATTTTTTAAATTTATTTATAAGGTATAATATTAAAATGAAAGTAGTTGCTTGTCATGAGATTTTTAAAGAAAACGCTCAGGTTCTTGCTGTAAGATTAGAAGCAGAACTCATTTATCCCTTTGAACTTTTTCCCAGCTGTGGCTTGCAGATGTGTGAAAGGGGGGAAACTGTTGTGATATTAGGTGCTCATCAAACCCCAGATATAATATCGTATTATGGGGAAGGATTGGATTTAAATTTTATTATAATTCAGTCTGAAAATATTGAGAGTATTGCTTTTTGTCAAGACAATCGTGAATATATAGAGCTACTAAAAAGAAGCACTGTTGTAGACTGGTCTTTTTCTAATATTAAGATTCTGAAAGAAAGGTTTAATATAAATGCAAGCGAGTCTATCTTTGCGTTTGAATTCTTGCGGGTTCCCCCAGAGAATCCTGATAGACCTATAGATTTATTTTTTGTAGGAGGTTCGAGGGGTCCAGAAAGGGGAAGGATTTTAAGAGCTATAAAAGAAAAACATCCTGATTTAAATTGTTATTTTAATTTGCAAAATACATTATGTAATCCGGACAAGCTTAATGAAGTCATTGGCTCTAGTAAATATGTTTTGAATATACCTTGCTACGAAAACGCCCCACTAGCAACTCATAGAATTAATAAGGCATTAAGCTGTGGCTGCGAGGTTCTTTCGGAATATTCTTTCGATAAAAAATTAGATGATTTATATTCTGATTTTGTACACTTTGGTAGCGTAATGGAATTAGTTGGGAGTATTAACTCTTTACCTAAAAAGTCTAATTTTATAAAATTCCGTGAGAAAATAAAAATGTTTTCGCATGAATTTTAAAAATATATTAATTGGAAAAAGCTTTAAGTGGACGCTTTTTAGATTGCTTGTCGTATTAATTGTTTTCGCGTTTTACTTTCATGATAATTTTAAATTAATATATAGCCGTGGAGATAGTATGTCTCCCACAATGGGGGATAAGTTACTACTTTTGAGCGTAGACTTTTACGAATCAGATTACGAACCACAGAGATATGATGTAGTAGTTGTTTGGGACTCTTTAACTAGGGAATTTTTAACTAAAAGAATCATTGGATTACCAGATGAAAAGTTAGCTGTTATAGATGGACTACTTTTCATAGAAGATGAGCTTTTAATCGATGACCTATATGGCTACGGATGGTTTGATCATAACACTTTTAACATGAGACCACAAACTATTCCTTATGATATGTACTATGTCATAGGAGATAATAGAGAGGACTCTGTCCACGGGCTTTATTTTTATGACGAGATCGTGGGAAAAGTTTTGAATGTCGATTAGTTAGGCAGATTGCCGCGAGCTATACCCCAAAAATAGAGATCGTAGGATTCACTATTATACTCAAAGGAGAATCTATTAAATATGTCATATAGGTCTATTGCATTATGAAAGTCTTCTGGGTATCTGTTTTGGTAGAAATCTAACGTAAAGGGCGAGTCTACACCGGAAGCATTACGTGTTCCATGTTCTGGTCTACCATGACCAGCGCAAGTCATTAGAAACAATCCTCCGGGCATTAAAAGGTCTACTACATTTCTTATGCTGGATTCGAAATCTTTATCGTGTTCGAACGCTTCTGTCGAAATGATTGTATGATACCCTTCTTCAGATTTAAACTCAGACATGGGGCATACCACATCCACATTAGGGCCTTTGCCTAGATCTATACCTAAGTATTGACAATTTTCAAACAAGTATCTATTGTTGCCATTAATATCTTGAGAGCCACAATCGAGCACGTTTTTGTTGACAAAAAAGTCTGGAAAAAGATTCTTAACTTTCGTGCAAAATTCTACCTGTTGTACGTGAGCCATATAATTAAAAGTCTTCTTCTAAGACGCCTGAACTTTGGTAGTCCTTCACCTTTCTTTCAAAGAAGTTGGTCATTGCTCCCGTATCGACAACTTCTGATAACCACGGGAATGGATTATTATCGCTATCGAAACGGAAGTCAATGCCAATTCCTTCGAGCCGTCGATTACCTATATATTGCATGTAATCTACAAACATGTCAGCATTTAACCCTAGAATGCCTCGGGGTAATACGTCATGAGCGTACTTCACCTCTAACTCTACAGCTTTTTTAATATGCTCTGTCGTTTCTTGCTCGAATTTTTTTGTCCACACCGATGGGTATTGATCTTTTATTGTATTTATTAAATATGTACCAAATTCTATATGTAGGCTTTCATCTCTTAGGGTGTACCGGATTTGATCCGAAAGACCCGGGAGTTTATTTTGTCTACCGAGGGCTAGCAGCATAGCGAACCCGCTGAAGAAGAAAGTGCCTTCACATACTATGTAGTAACTAATTAAATTACGTAGAAATTCTCTTTTACCTTCTATAGTTTTCGTGGAAAAATCTTGGCGATTTACATCAGTGGTAATATCCATCAAAAAGTCATCTTTAGCTTTTATGGAAGGTATATTTACGTACGCTTCGTATACGTCGGAAATTTTTAATGAGTATGAATCACAACATGTGACCACTGTCCAGTTATGTAATGATTCTTCATACGCTTGTCTTAAGATATACTGGCGGCATTCTGGATCAGTTACCCATTTAGCTACGGTAAGTAATAAATTATTACCAACTAAAGATTCACTTCCAGCAAAAAAACCAAGGCATCTTTTGACTAGTAATTTTTCATCGTTTGTTAGTTCTCCGTTTTTCCATTGATCAACATCTTCTCCCATGTTTATTTCTGCTGGAGACCAATTGTTTGCCGTGCCTTTAATGAATAAATCCCAAGCATACTTGTGCTTATGGGGTAAAATCTGATTTACTCCAGCAATTTCTTCTCCTAATATTAGTCCACTTTTACTCATTGACAACTTTCACATGTTGGGTCTAGAATTGAACATGATTGACCTTCTAAGGCTTCATGTTTAGAGGCAATCTCTCTGTTGTGCGATGTCGATTTCTCGATGTTGCTTGCGCTCTTATTCCTTAGGTAATAAGTGCTTTTTAATCCCCTTGACCTAGCGTGCATATATATGTCGTTTAGGTATTTTAAAGACGTTGATTTGTTAAATAAATTCAAAGACTGACCCATATCTATCCATTTTTGCTTGGCGGCGGCATTGTCAATTAGCTTAAACTGGTCTTGATCAAATGCGGTACGAAACCTATCTTTTAAATCTTGAGGTAGTTCACCGTTTAATCTTGATACGTCGCCGTCAACTGATTTTAAAGTATCTATAAATGATTGATTCCATATACTTAACTTCTTGCATTCTTCAACGAACCATTCGTTTGTTATAAATAAATTTCCTGATTTA